TCGGTTACACTGAAACAGTTAAGGTAATAAAAAGATGAGAGAATCTCAGCTAGCAAAAGAAGAGATTTATTCTAAAAATCCAGAAGATCCAAATAACCCAGAAGTATTGGTACAAGGATATGGTAGAATGAATTTAAAGTCTTTAGAGCAAAAAGTAGAACGTATGTTCACTGAAATGGCAGAGATGGCTAAAATGGGAAATTGGGATAATGTAGAATATAATCTTAATAAAGGTTTAGTACAAGGATTTATTACAGCAATCACTAATACATATAAAGAATTAGAAACAATCAGAAAACGCGGCGGTAAGAACAGTCGTGGCATTGAAAAAAGGTAACGACTATGAATAATCAAAAAATTGAAAATACTTTCAGTCTTGCGATGGATCAGATTAATAAACTAGAAAAAGTTTTTAAAAAAGACAGCAGACTAGAACAAGCTATTGCAGAAATAGGTGGAGACATAGCTTGGCTTGATGATATTAGAGCCAATCTAAGTAATGTATACGAATCATTAGAAGAAGGAATCTACGGTGCAGTTGCACATTTAGATGTAGAAGAATCATTAAGTAAGAAGAAAAAAATTACACCAAAAACACCAGTAGGTATGGTAGCAGAAGGCGTGCTTGACGCAGATGACGATGACGGGTTTATGGCTCGTTCACAACTATATTTCTTAGCACGTGATGCTATTAAGTTACATGGAATAATTGACGATAGAGACGATTTAGAACCATGGGTACAAAGTAAAATAGCACAAGCAAGTAAAGATATTGATGCAGTGAGTCGTTACACTGAATACAATGCCATGAAAGCTGAAGTTGAACCAGAAGGAATACAACCACATATGCATTCACATGCAGAAGTTCCTCCACATATGGAAGAAGGGTATTCAATCTTACCTCCAATGGATACAGACAAATATCAAGAGCGTGATGGATTAGAAGGACCATTTCCTACAAAATCAGGAAAAGTAGTTTATTATGATCCAAAAGAAGGTAGCTATTACGATTCAGACCGTGATATGTTTTTAACATATGATGACTTCAGAGCATTAGACAAAGATGTTAATGAAGGACAAATGAAGAATATGTTACACGATAATGCAGAAGATATGGATAAAGAAGATTTTGTTAGAGAATACGCAGACCAATTAGGCGGCGGCGAAGCGGCAGCTGATTTTTGGGATAACGTAAATGGAGTTGAAGAAGATTCAAGTGTTGCTAAAGCATCAAGCAAAAGAAAAGAAGAACATGATGCGTTAGTAGTTACTCCGGCTGATAAAGAGTTAAATACTCCAGCTTGGCAAAGATATAAAGCAGGCGATCCAAGATACAAATATAAATCTCATGCAGATTCAGATATTACCGAAGGTATGGAATTTGATGAAAAGAGAACAGATGAGTTACAAGTTGTAGCAAAAGATCTTTTCAAAAATGCATTGAGCAAAGCAAAGAAGAAGGTGAAATAATATGTTTAGCAAAGAGCAATACTTAGATAATGAAGATAACAATTACCACACAGAAAACGGTATTGCATTAGCAAACGAATTCGGTACACCCGAAGAACAAAAATTAATGGCACAAATTCAAAAAGACCATTATGAACGTGGACATATTAACCCAGATGAAATAGAAGCACGTAATGCTATTGTTAAAAAGTATTACCCAATGTTAGAAGGCAAATATAAATCAGATGCACAGCGTAAAGCAGTACATGCATCAAAAGCAGAAAAAGCAAATGAAGGTACAGAAGGATGTGCGGACTGTGAATGGATTGCATCCGAAACAGATGGCGACATTACTACATGTGATGATTGTGCATCTGAAAAACGTCAAACCAACGAAGCAGGTGGGTATTATACACAACCTGTATATGATATGATTGAAAAGCATGGTTATGAAAAAGTAATGCATGAACTATTAACAAGTTTACATGCAGATGTAATTCAAGACTTTTTAAAACGTGCAGAATTAGATGAAGGTGCAGAATTAGATGAAGGTACTGAAATGGGTAACATCGGAGACGTTAGTGTAAAGCAATTCGCAAGTAAAGACGGAATAGCAATACAACTTACTGGCTCTGAAGGTTATGTTCAACTTTCTAGAGAAGAAGCAGCACAGTTAGCGGCACGTTTAGCAAAATGGGCAGGATCAAAAGACATGGCTATGCCAGGTGAATACGAAAGTGTACAATACGAATCAGGTTTGCGTAGTGCAGTTAGAGAAGCAGAAAAGCGTTGGAAACAAACTAGTATGTCTCCAGAAGAAGCTGAAAAGAAATACGGCAAAGAAAACGTAAAAGTTAAAAAAGGCGGACTACGTAATGGCGATGATATGGTACAAGTATTTGTTGAAAATAACAAACCAAATCAACCTAGCGAACCAAGTCGTCATCTAAAACGTAAGATGCCTAAATTTATGGATCCAACACCATCACCAAAATCACCATCACAACCGAGTGAACCAGACCCAGCACCACCACCTACAACATCACCAAAACCAATGATGGATCCACCAACATCAACACCACCAAGCAGACCAAAATCAAAAAAAACACCAAAAGCAATATATGCATCTAAGCATGCAGGAAAATTAAAAGAAAAGATTTTTAGAGCTGCGACAGAAAATGAAAAACAAATTAATGAATTAGATCTGTATGCACCAAACACAGACTACATTAGAGCCCCAAACGGTGAATACTTTAAAGTAGATTATCGTAATACTGGTACTGTTACCGGTGGTGGGCATAAAAGAGCTGATTTAACATCTTTTAAAAATGTAGTAAAAGCAGATCCAAAAGAAGTTGATGTATTAGGTTTAGATAGTAGATTAGATTATGCTGACACAGATGGAAGCGGAATTAAATCTAAGAAATCTAATGAGATACATGTAGGACATGAACACCAAGGCGGAAGCCCATTTAGTGATAAAGACATTAGTGTATATGATATGGATTCTGAAGATTACCATAACAATGTACCAGATGGAGCTAAAGCTGCCGTTATTAAATTCATGACTCAACAACAAGACGAATCCGCTAAGTCAGAAAGACGATTACGTATAACTGATTGGATTCAAAAACGCAAATAATAAAAGGAAATACTATGTTTAAATGGATAAAGAATATTTTTTCTTCTGAAAAGCCATTAGTACTAACTGATGAAGTTAAAGAAGTTAAAAAGAAAACAGAAACAAAACCACTAGTAGTAAAACCGTCTTTTAAAAACAAAAAAGAACTATCAAGCATGACTAAAGCTAAACTTGAAGAAGTTGGCAGAGTATATGGTATTGAGCTTGACAGAAGATTAACTAAAGATAAACTAGTTAATCAACTTTGGAAATCTATTAAATAGACGAAAGAAATTAGTGAATGACTAAAAAACTTATCGAAACATTTCTAGAAGCAAACACACAACATCAGTTGAAGATGGCGAAACTGTAAACCAATGGAATTCACAAGGAAGATAGCAGAACATACAAACGGCTCTTGCCAAAACTGCGGTCATCCAACACATTGTGGAACTTCACGTTGGGAACAGGTTAAAGACTATGCTTGTGATGGCGGCGAATTACGTATGATAAAAGTATGTGATAGTTGCAGGTGTAGTAATTGCACTGGAATAAAAAATGAGCGAACCAAAAAACGCAGATAGTTGGCAGGCATATCCTGCCTTAAGGTGGGTCTACAATAAACTAGAATTAAGTCAAAAGCTAGGTTATAGTTGTGGGCCTGACACTGTTCCTGTACCAAGTACAGGAATGTATGTTGAAAGACCTATTATGAATTTAAGTAATATGGGAGTTTCAGCAAAAATAGTAGAACTTGAAAAAGGTCAGACTATTAATACACCAGGACATTTTTGGTGTGAATATTTTGAAGGCGATTTAGTTAGTGTGGACTATACATTCCGTAAAGGAGAAATATATCCACAGCAAGCAATGAGAGGCATACATCATTCGAGAAGTCTTTCAGCGTTTAACAAATGGGAAAAGGTAGAACCCTTTCCTGACTATGATTTACCAAGTTGGGTTGATGGACTAAGTTCAGCTAAACACATTAACATTGATTTTAAAGGTGGTAAAATTATAGAAGTTCATTTAAGGCATAATATAGGTTATCCTAAATGGGCAGTAGAAGTAATACCTATATGGGCACACGAAGATCAACAAATGTTCATGGAATATGAGCATATGGGCTACATTTTTAAGAAATGCGAAGATGACGCTAACGGAAATTTAGATAGCGGACAAATTGGGTTTTATTATAAATAGTAGTATATAAAAGAGGAATTTATTATGAGACTTAGAAACTTATTTGAATATGATGATTTAGATAAAGAAAAAGAAATTATTGTATCTAGAATATCCGGCCTTAGAGCAGATAATGACGAGGACGCTAAATTATTAGATAGAATTTATAAACTATTAAATAGTGGTCAAATTGGAGATAATATTCAAGCAGGTTTTGCAGCACCATTAGCAGATGAACCATTAAGTGATAAAGAAAAAACTTTAGTTATGCAAGACTTAACTAAAATTATTGCATCAGCTGATAGTGATTTTAAATCAATGAATGAGATGATTTCTCAATTAGAAAAAGGTGGAGTAGTTGATGTATCAAAACTTAATTCACCATTAGTTTCGTTCTCAGCAATATTCACACACCCAGCCGCTATTAAAGTTTTTCATGAACTTAAAAATTATGGAACAGGTAAGAAGCAAAAAGGACCAGGTGAATATGCACTTGCATGTCTAAGTAACAAAATTAGATTAGCGTCAGGTGAAGGTGATTTAGAAATAGAAGGTATTGGTAAAGTTGAATTAAAATCAGCAGTATCTAGCACTGGTGGACGTATTGGTTACGGTGGCGGATCACAAAAAGCTAAACGTACAGTAATTGACAAATACGCAGATAGAATTCCAACAGTTATAGCATCAATTGGTGGTAAAGGTGGTAGTTTAGGATTAGGTAAATTTATTCCAGCTCTAGCACAAGACTTACCATTAAATCAACCAGACAGTGTAAAACTTAGAACAGCAATTATGACAGAACTACTAAAGATGGACTTAGAAGGTTTTGCAGATCCAATTATACAAGCATTTGCTAAAACAGATAATCCAATTGAAATTGAAGATGCTTATTTAAAAGCAAACTTCTTATGGTACAAAAATAGAGACGATTTTGATGCATTACTATTATGTAGTTTTCCAAATCAAAAATTTGCAATGATTAAAAACGAAAATGATTTAATTGCATTTAGAAGAGGCGGACACGCAGCATCAACTAGTATCAGTGTTATTCCAACACAAGCTGGTGCAGGTAGAGAACAATGGGCACAGTTAACACTTAATAAGGCTAACGCATAATGTGGGATATAATTGTACAAATGGTTACAGACAGGTTGTGGATTTACACAGCTATAGTTGGTAGCATATTTGGTGCATTATTTGTATACTGGATTAAAGATACATACATAGCTTTTTGGGCAATTAACAAATGGGAAGCAACATTAGACTTCCTAATCAACCGATGGGGTTGGACATGGTTCAAACATAATCCAGATGCATGGAAAGCAGCCAATCCAAAACTTACAAAAAAGATTGAAGATTTAGAAAAACGTATTAAGTTCCTTGAAGGCAAACGTTAAAAGAAGATAAACAATATGATATACCTTGTCTGTACTCGTAGTGCAATTTGTGCGAGTGCCTTAACTTACATAATTAATCAAAGCCCAGCATGTTATAATGTAGTTCATAATAATGTGTACCATACTGAAAAAGGTACAAATTTTAATGATGCATTAACAATAAATGACTGGTGGAACATTCCCGATACATATGTAGAAACATATACTCCTGACATTAGAAATAATGAACAAATGGATGTAAGTTCATTAAGTACATTATGTAGAGTATGGGAGTCTTTAGGAACAGGAAAAAGTGTAGCACTATTTACACATGCTAAAAATACAAAAGAGATTATAGAATATAAAAATAAACATAATCTTCCTATAACTGTAATAACAACAACAATGGGTACTAATAGTTACTTGTATTTAGACTTATTTTTAAAACGTGAATACAGTGATGAAATGAATGCATTTACTAGTATTGACAGTACTTGGAAATATCTTTATAATCAATATATCAACCAAGATGAAATGTGGGCAGAACATGCTGATGTAGTATTAGAGATGCATGATTGGCTAGGTGATCCAGCAGATACATTTAATGCTTTAAAAATATTTCATAATAAAAATTTAAAACAATGGGTAAAAGAATACTTGCAACGTAATAGTTATAAAGAGTGGAATATTAAAGTAAACGATGTTAACAATAAACTAAAAGCAATAAGTTACTTATTTCAATACAATCAACATCAAATGCCTACATTACAAAGCAAAAAGTTACTAGCACTAGCAGGATTAGATGCAGTAAGACATCATGCTTCTAATATAGATGTGATAGTTGAACGAGCCTCAAATACACTCAGATATCAATTGACAACTCCAACATAAGAGTGTATTATATATACAATTACAAAAATAGGAGATAATCTATGAGCATTACATTTGGAACGGAAGACGTTGCTAAACTAAAAAACCTTATGCAAGAAGGCGTACAAGTTATGACTGAAGTAGAAACACTTAACGAAGGTCTAAAAGATACGGTTAAGCATATTGCAGAAGAAATGGGCATTAAGCCAGCAGTACTAAACAAGGCAATTAAAATTGCACACAAGGCAGAGTTTCATAAACATAGAGATGATTTTGATACTCTCGAAACAATACTTGAGAGCGTTGGCAGAGCTGATTAGTGTTAGAAACAATTTATCAATTCTGGGGTATTAAACCAGAGCACATCTTCGCTGATGTGTTTACAGGATATGAAGACCTGTACCCAGAATTTGATAAACATACGAAAGAGACATATGAAGCAAATCCTGAAAGAACTATCGATACTGTTTTTAATCTCTACCGTAATCGTGGTATCGTCCCTATTATATATTACACCGAAAAAGGTCTCAGAGAAGAAATCAGAGGGTTTCGTTCCAAGTCATATAACGGTGTGCAGGCTGAACGAATTGGACTCGGAAACAACGCAGGCCAAACTATTAACAGATTCATCTTTACCAATATGCAAACAGCCGAACCAAAAGGTAGAGGATCAAATTCATTAAAGGATAGATTTTACGATGATGCTAAATTACGCAGGGCTATCAGAATATGCTTTGAGTTTAGGGATGGGAATCGCCTTGTATATCCTACTGCATTACGCCGTTCATTGGAACTTGTTACGGGAGAAAACGTGCAGAACTTTAAACCTCAACACGCCCGAGCGTTGGCAGAACGCTTATGTCCGGTTTTGTGGGGCCGCATTTATGATTACTCTTGTGGTTATGGCGGTCGTCTCTTGGGTATTAGTAGTAGTAATTTAAACTATAAATACATAGGTACGGATCCTAATACTGAAACAATCAAGTATTTAAATTATTTAAATGAACTATTAGGTGCTGACGGAGAATTTATATGTTCTGGTTCTGAAGATTATCAGTGTGAAGATATTGATTTAGCGTTTAGTAGCCCACCGTACTTTAACTTGGAGAAGTACAGTGACGAAGAAACACAATGCATGGTTAAGTACACAACACTTGATGAATGGTTTGAAGGGTATGTGGAACCTACTATGCAGAATATCAGAAGAGGATTACGATCAGATGGTACGTTTGCATCGAACATCGCAGACTACAAATCGTACGGAAACAAGGAATACCATATTGTGGAAAGATGGATTGAAACAGCTGAAAAAGTTGGGTTCAAGCATACGGGCACAATTAAAATGATGTTGAATACTAGACCAGGTGTAGGTAACGATAAACTAGCTGGTAGGGAAAAATTCGAAGGAGTATACGTTTTTGAAAAAAGATAATAAGCCAAGAAATAGAATGATAATGCCTTATGAGAATGTACCAGATGATTCTTTGGTTCATTGGAAAGCTGACCTTAATAATACTTATTGTGTTGCTCCTCATAACGAAGTACATGTTGATAACTTTGGTGATTACGGATTCTGTTGTCAATATAGAAAAGGTTTATTTGGAAATATAAAAGATATTAACGCAAGAGATTTCTTTTTTAATTCACAGTCAGCAGAAGTAAGGGCTAATACAAAAGAAAACGTATGGCCTGACGGATGTGGACGTTGTCAAAAATCAGAAAACAAATCAGGATGGAGTCATAGATTTGGCTCACAGCATGAATGGAATGACCCTAGAAAGCCAAGACATTACGAAGGTATTAATAAATTTTCAATAGATTTTAGTAATGCATGTAATCTTAGATGTACTATGTGTAGTCCAAAACGTAGCACAGGTTGGTACAAAGATGTTAACTATTTGTTAAAAAATATGGATAGTATACAAGAAGTTGATAGAGCAGTAGCAGGAACAAGAATGGAACAAAAACAATACGTAGTTCCAGCTCGTGTTGTTGACGAGAATCTAGAAACATTTCTTGAATGTAAACTAATTGAATGTAGTGGTGGTGAACCGTTTTTTCAACCAGAGTTTTGGCATATGGTAGATAAGTTAGTTGAACATGGTTACGAAGGTGATTTAAAAATTGTAACAAACTTAACTTTGCTTGATGAAGAAAAAACTGAAAAATTAAAAAAACTTAATACTAGACTTGTAGTAAGTTTAGATGCTATTGGTGATGTATATGAATATATAAGACCAGCAGTTGGAACTATTGGAAAATACAAAGGTGAAATGATTCAACAAAGAATACTTGACTGTAGTAAAATATTCCATATGGGTCTTTCTTACACTCCACAGTTACTTAATATGTATAATATCAAACCTTATATTGAATGGTTATGGGAACACGAACATCATGGGAAAAGTAAGTTAAATGATCTTACTGGTTTTAATGCCGCTCTTGTTGCTCCAATTTATCTTTGTTTACAAGTACACCCAGATATAGAATATAGATTATGGCTAGCAAGTTGGATTGAAGAACAATGTTTCACTAGATGGGATGATGCAAAAGACCATGTTCTGAGAGGAGTAGTACATTTACTTAAAAAACCTTACACAGAAGAAGATAAAGACAATTGGAAATTCTTCTGTAAGACAACAGAATTACTTGACAAACACAGAAAAACAAGTATACTTAAATACATACCACAATTAGAAAAATATTGGATTAGCCCTGAATGAGTTACGTAGACGCATTTCACGACAGAGATAGAGACATTGTACACGTTGTAGAACGTATAAACGGAAAGCGAGAATATAAAGAAATTCCCGCCAAGTATACATTCTATTATAAAGATCAACGTGGGAAATACACAAGTATCTTTGGTGAAAAACTAGAACGTGTTGTTTGCAACACAAGTAAAAAATTTAACACAGAAAAAAAGATTAACGGACATAAAGGTCTATATGAAAGTGATGTTAATGTTATATTTAAAACATTCGCTGAAAATTATGATCCTAGTGCAACGCCAGATCTAAATATTTGTTTCTTTGATATTGAGACAGACTTTAACAAAGAAGCAGGATTTGCACCACCAGAAGATCCGTTTAATGCAGTAACAGCAATTAGTTTACACAATACTTGGATGAATGCAACAATTTGTCTTGCTATTGGTCCTAAAACTATGACGTTTGATCAAGCAGAAGAAGTTACTAACAAGTTTGAAAATACTATGCTATTTAAAACTGAACGTGAAATGCTTGAAGCATTTTTAGATCTTATTGACGATGCAGATATTTTAAGTGGATGGAACAGTGAGGGATTTGATATTCCTTATCTAGTTAATCGTGTAGCACGTGTATTAAGTAAAAGCCATACAAGGCGTTTTTGTCTATGGGATAAACTTCCTAAACAACGTGAGTTTGAACGTTTTGGTGCAACACAGGAAACATATGATACTATTGGGCGTGTACACATGGATTACATGCAGTTGTATCGTAAGTATACATATCATGAGATGCACAGTTATAGTTTGGATGCTATTGGTGAATATGAACTAGGTGACCGTAAAGTAGATTATGAAGGTACATTGGATCAATTGTATAACAATGACTTTGAAAAGTTTATTGCATATTCTAGGCAAGACGTTGACTTGCTTGTAAAGCTAGATAAGAAGCTACAGTTTATTGACTTAGCAAACGTACTAGCACATTCTAATACTGTACTACTACAAACAACAATGGGTGCGGTTGCACAAACAGACCAAGCTATTATTAATGAAGCACATTCACAAGGACTTATTGTTCCTGATAAACGTTATGACAAAGACACTACACAGGCGGCAGGTGCTTATGTTGCTACACCTAAAAAAGGTTTGCATAAATGGGTCGGCAGTATTGACTTAAACAGTCTATACCCTAGTATTATTCGCAGTTGTAATATGAGTACAGAAACCATTATTGGGCAAGTGCGACACACATATACAAAAGAAATGATTGAGAATGCAAAGACAGTTGCTGAAGCATGGGAAGGTCGTTTTGCAACACATGAATATGAACTTGTTATTAACAAAGACATTGAAGAAATATTACATTTAGATTTTGAAGATGGAACTAGTTTTGAAGCCACTGGCGCAGAGATATATGAAATTGTGTTTAACAGTGGACAACCTTGGATTATTAGTGCAAATGGCACAATCTTCACATACGAGAAAAAAGGTATTATTCCTGGCTTGCTAGAACGTTGGTATGCTGAACGTAAAGAGCTACAAGCCAAAGCACGTGATGCACGTGAAGAAGGTGGCGACAAGTTTGCATATTGGGATAAGCGACAGTTGGTTAAAAAGATTAACTTGAACAGTTTATATGGTGCGTTACTTAATCCTGGTAGTAGATTTTTTGATAGTAGGCTAGGACAAAGTACAACACTAACAGGTCGTTGTATTGCAAAACATATGGCCGCAGAACTTAATAAAATTATTGCAGGCGAATATGATCATCAAGGCAAAGCAATTGTTTACGGTGATACAGATTCTACTTACTTTAGTTCATATCCCATACTAAAAGACCAGATTAAAAATAATGAAATTAATTGGGATAAGGATAACATCATTGATTACTATGATGCAATTTGCGAAGAAGTAAACAAAACATTTCCTGGTTTTATGAGCAGAACATTTCATACTACATTAGATTTAGGTAGTATTATTGCCGCAGGTAGAGAAATGGTTGGAAGCAGTGGATTGTTTATTACAAAGAAACGTTATGCAATGCTAGTGTTTGATAATGAAGGTAAACGTGAAGATGTTGACGGTAAAGCTGGTTACATTAAAGCTATGGGACTAGACTTAAAACGTAGTGATACACCAGCATGGATGCAAGACTTTTTAAAAGATGTATTGCTTGAAGTACTAACAGATGCTGAAGAACAAGATATACTTGAGAAGATTATTGAGTTTCGTAAAGAGTATCGTGAAAAGCCAAGTTGGCAAAAAGGTAGTCCTAAACGTGTTAATAATTTAACAGCATATCGTGGTAAAATGGCAAAGTATGATAAAGATCGTAAAAGAGCACATGACAATGGTAAAAGTGTTAAAGATGTTAAAAAGCCAGCAATGCCTGGACATGTAACAGCCGCATTGAATTGGAATAAGCTAAGACAAATTAACAGTGACAATTATGCAGTAGAAATTACAGATGGCATGAAAACTATTGTTTGTAGATTAAAAGATAATCCAATGGGCTTTACAAGTGTAGGATATCCTACAGATGAAACAAGGCTTCCTGAATGGTTTAAAGATCTTCCGTTTGATGATGATCACATGGAAGAAGTAGTAGTTACTAAGAAGCTAGAAAACTTACTTGGTGTGTTAGATTGGGGTTTAGACAAAGCCGCGGCTAAAACTACGTTTACTAACTTGTTTGAATGGTAAAAGCCTAGTATTTACTGGGTTTTTAGACCATAGACATCTTGTCTATTTTATAGTATAATATAACTATATGTTCATAAAAGTTAAATACTTAGTGATTAAAGTATTATTAGCAATAGCATTATTGTTTACACAAACAGTAAATGCGGCAGAAATAACTAATAAAGACTTTGCGTATAAGATTAAACATTGTGTTGAATCAATATATGCCAATAAATCAACATATCCAAAATCAAAACAAATTCCACTAGAACTAATAATAGCACAAGCCGCACATGAAAGTGCGTGGGGTAAAAGTAGATTTGCTTTAGAAGGCAATGCATTGTTTGGCGTTAGAACTTGGAATCCAAACGAACCTCAACTAAAAGCAAAAGGTGCACCAGATGCACCGTGGGGTGTTAGAAGTTATAATAACTGGTGTGAAAGTATAGAACATTATTTCTTTATATTAGAAAATCACCCAGCATATCAAGAATTCAGAGATGAATTAGAATTTCAAAATACAATATCAAAACAATCAGATCCAATTAATCTTGTACCATACTTAGCATCTTGGAGCGAGCAAGGACCTAAATACGTTAGACTATTACAAGATATAATAGCATGTTTATATAAAAAATCATTTTACAAAAATCTATAATTAAAAGGTTGACAGGTAAGACTTCTTAGTGTTACACTAAAAGGGTAGGCTAAATAATTAGAGGAGATATTAAATGGCTACTACCGACAATGCAATTCAATACGACATTCTGTTTGTAAAAGAATTGCTTCCATATATGAATTTAAAAAAAGCACAAGAGAAACATCTGATTGAATTTACAAAAATGGGTATTATGCAACGTGAAACTATTGCAGAAATAGCTATGGCAACAATAGGAAACTTTAAAGGAGATAGTACTCATGGGCGTGACTTTTGCGATGGGTCTGATGCTAAAACTGTAACCAGTAGTGCTCGAAATAATAACAAAGCAAAAGGTCAATGGATGAACAGTTTTGAAGTTCGAAATGTTAATACAAAAACTGGAGACCTTAGAGTAATTGCATATAATAAATTACTTAAAAAGTTTCATTACTTTTATATACCAAATTGGGCATTCAATCATTTACGTTCAGCAATTTCAATTGTTATTGAACAAAAAACTTGTCATATTGGCGAACCTAATTTTACAGGTATTCCAAACAAAACTCTTAAATGGTGGGAATTTGAATGTGATAGTTTTGAAGAGATGTGTTTAATGGAATCATCAAATTTAGATTCATGGGATATACAATGCAACAACTAGGACATGATATAGACGTATTAGTTGAGAAAATAGTTACACCATGTCAACGGCATGGTGGGCCATACGACAGAGGAAGTGCTGACAGTTATTATCGGCGTGGGAAACGTCCTCATTATTATACTGAGGATACTCATAACTCAGATAAAGTTGAAGAAGCTAATATGACAGCACAAGAAATTTATGAATATTTACAAGGTTACGACGATAACGAGGACGATGGTAACTTCAAAGACTGGGGTTAATAAATAATTTTGTTAGTAATTAAACTAACATTGTGAGCGACAGGGTAAAGCTGTCAAGCAATAAAGGAGAAAATTATGGACGCACTCACACTATGGATGGCAATAGGATTTCTATTTGCCGGCTATTCAGTAATTGCAAATGATTCAGTACAAACTCTTGGTACTTGGATTGCATCAAACAACGAAAAATTCAATTGGAAAGTAATGTGGGGAGCGGCGTCAGCAGTTCTCCTTTATACATTATGGTATGGTTGGTACACTAATGGCGGAGATATTAGTTACGGACGATTAAACAAAATTCCATTTCAAGAGATACAATGGTACCATGCTATGGCGCCAGGATTACTATTAATACTTACACGTATAGGAGTACCAGTTAGTACTAGTTTTCTAGTATTAAGTGCTTTTGCAAGTACCTTTGTACTAGAGAAGATGCTTATGAAAAGCATGATGGGTTATGCAGTTGCGGCAGTTGCGGCATACGTTATTTGGATAGGAGTTACTAAACTACTAGACGAAGCAAAGCCTGTTAAAGAAGAACATAAAAAAGCATGGCGAATAGCACAATGGGTAACAACAGGCTTCCTGTGGTTTACTTGGCTAAGTCATGACATGGCTAACATTGCAGTATTCCTTCCAAGACAAGTTCCATGGGATCTAATGATTCTAGTGAGCATTGTCTTTGTTGTAGGACTTGCATTTATGTTCCGTGAAGGTGGAGGTAAAATACAAAATATAGTAATTGAAAAACATAACACTCGTTATGTAAGAAGTGCCACAATTATTGATGGTGTATATTGGTTAATCTTGTTCTTCTTTAAAGAACTAAATGATATTCCAATGTCAACAACATGGGTATTTGTAGGACTACTATGTGGACGTGAACTTGCTATGGCAACTATAACAGGCAAGGAAAAGTTTAAAAGTGTATTCCCATTGGTAACAAAAGACTTCTTTAAAATGATGATTGGACTAGGTGCATCTGTGGGTGTAGTTTTATCAATTCATTACATTATTGTTCCAAACGGACTATAAAAAAATTAAATTAATTTAAAAACCCTTGTTTTATAAGGGTTTTTTTATGACTTTTTTTGTTTTATCTGGTTGACAAGCAAGATATCTTACTGTATACTGTATATATAAAGTTAGAAATTAGGAGATATAATATGTGGGTATGTAAAAATTTAGAACCAGCAGTAGATGCACTTAATGAGTTAATTCCATTAGATGGTCCTTGTGTTAATCCTGTTAAGAATCGTAAACTAGATCAGTTTCGTAAAGCACAAAACGTTGTACATGATATCTTTAATAATGGTTTAGGAAACAAAGGTAAAAGTTTAAAATGCATGGGTTTACAAAAACATGATTTAATGTTACCTTTTAGTCAAGGTGATTATCACCACCCAGGTGATTTTGATCAAATTGAACGTGTAATTGCTCCTATTATGGAACAGAAGATTTATGATGCATGTGCAGAACAAAACATAACTTTAACAGTAAAGGAGACTGTATAATGAAATACTTAATTGAAACTCAAGTTAGAGAAAACTATGCCGCACACGATGATGATTATAAGCATGGTGTAGATAGCCCATATTGGAAAAACAAAAGTGGTTCAAGATATATTGTAGAAGCACCCGGTGAGCATATTGATGTTGCATACGAAGTTGCTGATCTTATTACTGTTACAAATGAAATGTTTGAAGAAACAATATTTGATGTTACCGCAGTTGAAGATGATTATGAATCAGAGTATGTTAAGGATCAAAAAAGATATGATCCTGAAGGACAAGATACATTGTATTTAGATAATGTTATTCGTAAAGGTAAATCAGGAGACTGGTATATGAAACGAGGCTACATTGTTGGTGGGTTTCAAAAAGGAACTAAATATGAACACCTAGTTGGTAAGTTTGTTGGTAATATTGATAATCTTACTAAAGGTAAATGTGTAATGAAAGTTACAGATAACAAAAAGGAATACATCTAATGTGGTTTCTGGTGTTGGTAATGCTTACAGCCCAAGGCAGTTATAAAGTAATCGAAATAGGTCAATTTGCTGATGAAAAATCATGTCAAGTTGCAAGTTTAGTTGTCTCTAGTGAAAAGTCCAATACTTCCAACGTATTTGTATGCCTAGAAAAACCAGAAATAGAAGAATAAAGGTTGACAACACCAAGATATCTTGCTATAATATGTGTATAAATTAACAAAGAAAGAGGCAGAAATATGAGAGTACTAGCTAACATTATCGGAACTTTTATGAACGTAGCAGTTGTTATGTCAATAGGCTTTTTTGCAACTGGTATATGGCCAGCTAAAGCTGATACAACAGGTGTACTTCCAGAATACGAAGTACTTGACTCGGATGCATACTTAATGGATACTTTCCTTGAAGGTCCATATGACAAATACGATTTACAATGTCTAGTTGAAAATATGTATTTTGAAGCACGTAACGATGGTTATGCAGGAATGTATGCAACTACAATGGTTGTTATGAATCGTGTTTCAGATCCACGTTATCCAGATACAGTTTGTGGTGTAGTACATCAAGGACCTGTTAAAGAAAGTTGGAAAACTAAGCAGACTCCAGATGAAAATGATGCAGTATATTTTCCTATCAAAAACAAATGTCAATTCAGTTGGTACTGTGATGGTAAAGCTGATATAATGTACAACGAAGAAGCAGTTTATCTTGCTACAGATATTGCTAAGTTAGTACTTGACATAAGTACTGGTGTATATGGTGACCAAACATTTACAGTAGACATTACTGAAGGTGCAACACATTATCATGCAGATTATGTAAAACCAAATTGGATTAATGATAGAGGTATGGCAAGGATTACACAAGTAGGTACTCATATATTCTATCGTTGGGGACAATAATTGAAAAGACTTCCAGAACAGTTTCAAGAATCTCGATATCTTACAGACAAATGGTTTAGTGTTTTTACACTAGGCCATGATAATCCTGGTAAAAGAAATTGGTTAGATGACGGAGAAAAAGAACAAGGAATAGCCAATGGCTATACTGAAGATAGTGTTGAATATTATATTAATGATTGGCGTTATAGAGGTGAAATAGTTCCTGATGAAAACGTTGATGCGGCATTTGGTTGTAGTTATACATTTGGTTATGGAGTAAACACTTGCTGGCCTCAGTTAATAGACGTAACAAATCTTGGACAGAATGGTGCTAGTAATGATAAAATAGCAAGGCTAGCTATTTCTTATTGTAAAACATTTAATCCAAAACATATATATGTGATGTGGACTTTTAAAGAAAGACGAGAACATATAGAAGATGACGGCGGTCTTCATAAGTTTAAAAATTTATCAAAACAAGCAATTAGACAAGAATTAAAATCACCAACGTGGATAAGTTCGTATGCAACATTAATGAATGATAAAGCAGACGAATATAATTATCAAAAGAACAAACAGTTAGTAGAATATTTTTGTAAAGCTAATAATATAGAATTACATCAATGTACAATAAACACATTATCAAAAGAAGAATTCTCTAAAGCTAGAGATGATGATCATCCTGGTGAAGAATGGCATACCAATATGGCTGGTATACTATGCCAGTAGACCCACGATATTACCCAGGTTTAAAAGATCTTGCACAAGACTATATGTTACAACATTGGATAAACGATCACGAGCGTAAGGGCGGTTATCTTGCGTCTAGTTACGTCAATTGGGATATACTACATAACCCTATGTACGAAATTGTTAGGATGTTAGAATATTTTAGAAGTTTACCATTTGAACAAATCTTAGAATTCCACGAATCCGAAGTAACAAATAATGATATGCAAGATAGAGATGTTATGGAAGATGTTAGTAAAATATTTTATCTTACTGAATGTATACAATACGAAGAATTAAGATTCTATCC